GTGTCGTGATCGATCTCACCGTCAAGCGCGTAGCCGTCGATATTCTTGGCAATGTATTTAGCGATATAGCCCGCAGCGCCGCCTTTATTCAGGTGCTTGCAGTCAAAGCGGTTTTTGGCTGCGCCACGCTCGTCGGCATCCTCTTTCATGGCATACCGGCGCATGATGTCGATAACCTGCTGGCGCTGCTTACGTTCGCAAAACAACATCATGTGCCAGTGCGGCGTACCGTCGTGATGCGGCTCAACAACGCGCATACCATAAACATTCAGGTCACGGTCTTTAAACGCGGTGCGAATCTTGCTCCAGATACCAACGAGGTAGCGCTGACCGTCTTTAGGGGAAAATGCCTCTAAATCCCAATTGTGGTTAAACTGAGCCTGGGGATTGTCTTTCTTACCGACGACGCGCGTCGGGTGGTATTTGGACGGCGTGGTAAGGGTGATAAACATGCCGACATGCCTCTCGCTGGCGGCATACTTTTCAATCCCCGCAATGGTGCTCATCAGCTCCATGCGTCGGATTTCAGGGTTAGAAATGCTCGCCATCACTTTATCAATCAGGTCGAAGCGCTCGCCGGTCTCGACGTTCTCCAGGTCGCACCCTTTCAGGTATTCCATATTGGCCAGTCGCCGCGCCTGCACATCCCTGATAGCCTGCTTGCTGGCGTATGGGTATTTGTTACGGTTGACCTCACCGGCGGCTATCAGCAACGCCTCGCGCCAGCGCGTGCGCAGTGCTTTCAACTGACGTTCCCACCATTCGGAGTTAACCAGCCGTGACAAGCTGGCAATCGCTGACGCGGCATCAAGCGCACCCTTGCGATATTTGCGCCAGTGCATCGGGGTAACATTAAACGCGCGGGCCATATTGCCAATTTGGCCATAAAAATCAGCCTGCACGCTGTCGCTGATTAACCCGGTGTTATCGCCGCCATTGGCATCTATAAACTCCTCGCAATAACGCTCATAGTTCTGCATCAGTTGCCCGGCAATGCGGTCAGCGAAACGCCGCAGCTCTTTATCATCCATACCCGGCAGGCGTGCATAGTTGTCAACCTCCGCCATAAAGCACGGTGACGCATTGAGATCCATGGCATTTTTAGCGTTAACGATTTCGATACGCGGCCAGATGCGGCGCTGAAACTGGAGCATTAGCCATTTATTGGCATCGTGTAGCCCTTTCTCCTTCAGCAGGTAAGCATGGCGCGACAGGAAAATCGCACCAAGGAAGTGCGGGAGGGAGTGGATATTGCGTAAAACAGCTTGCCCCTGAGCGTGTTGCTCACGGGTAAGCGGTTTCTCTTTGCCAATAGCTTTCTTGGGAGCATTCCATGGGTAAACACCGACGAAAGGCTCGCCGGTGTTGCCTGGGTAGGCTTGCGGCGGAGTGGGAGCAGTGCGCCCCCTTACCTCCCCCGATTGTCTACTTTGTTCATTTTTGAACTCAACCAACGGAGGAAACCCGACAGTCGTTTGCCATAAATACAGCCCTGGCGAATCCTCTCGGCGTTGCGCTGCGAATATTCTTTGTCCGAGGGGACTTTCCATCACAGAACTTCCACCCCGGATTAGCCTTAAATTCCGGCTCCTCACGGAGCGGTTCCGGCTTCACGAATCCCCCGCCACACCAGATATGTGTCTTTTTGTTGTAACGGTCACGTGCAGGGTAAATATCTGGATAAAGCGGGTGTGAGTCGTTTTCTGGAAGGTACCCAGCGTAGTCGCAGGGGTTGAAAGCAAAATCAGGCTTGCGATACATGCTCGACAAAACACCAACCGGATTCTCGAATGCCCAGGCAGCGCCAGTAACCAAGCCAACAATGCGCACCAAGTCGGCCAACTCTGCCGCCTCAATCTGGAATAATGGGTTTTCGGCTCTTTTGGACTCGAAATGTCGCGCACCGGCAACGGTCAGGTCGGTGCATTCAGGAAAACCAAAAACTACTGACACGCCATCACCGACCATTTCGGCAATGGCCTTTGCGTGCCCTAACTTATCCGCTGCACTGAACCACACCCCGACCTTCACATGGTGCCCATCACGCGTTATTCCGGCCTCATGTTGGCCGTCAAAGCACCAACACTCATAACCAGCTTCTAGCCACGGCTGTGCCATAAAACCAGTCAAGTCAAAAAGGAAAATAGCTTTTTTCATTTAGCCACCTCCGAACCAAATCCCGCTTGGCACAGCAGGCCAATGCGCTCAACCTCGGTGGCCAGCTCGGCAAGAGTGGTTGCGTCTGAATCGCGGATACCCTGATGGATCAGGCCCGAAACCAGTTGCGGGATAGTCGGGTAATAGCCAATCGCATCAAGCCACTCCTTCCCTACTTCTTTACCGGATTTAACGGTCTTTCTACGGTTAAGGATGAACTGGAATGTGTCACTAGTAATTACCCAGTCTTTATCGATTCTAATTTCCATGCTATTTCCTCAATCGTAATTTTGGGTTTCTGGTCTGCGTGCAAATTCCGAGTCACTCAAATCAGCCGCAATAAAATGGCCTACCAGCAACGCCAGTAGACCGAGTAAAGCGGAGAGCCCCGTCATGGTTTCCCCGCATAATTTTGCGCACGCGCCTCATGGTCGAACTTCTCGGACTCAACGCGGAGCAGTTCGATAATCTCAACGCTAGAAAGGTGGTTCACTGTCGCATAGGTTGCCATGCGGTCCAGGTGTGACGAGAAGCTGGTCGCCGCGTCGGCCTTGGCCTCGTTACGCGCGGCATTCAGCATCCACTCACGTGACTCATTGCTGGCCTTGTTTTGCATTGCTTGGCCAACGGTTTTATACATGTGCATATAAACCTCCAGATAATAGAATGCCCGACGCAATGAAGCGCCTTTAAAAAGAACAGGTATTAATTAATGTAAATACTTTTCTGGCTTAACAGCCGTTAATATTGTTGGAGCGTGCTCAAATAGGTTGAATAATTCACGTAGTGCCTTGAATAGCGCCTCTCGCCACGTGCATGATTCATCATCAATGCGCCAGTATGGTTGGCTGAATTCAGCCTCGGTCAATCCCGCGTGAAGAAATAACGTGCGGCGTTGGCCAATGGTCAAACGGCCAATATAACCAGACTTGCTAATACCGTGCTTGCGATACTTAGCAAACGCACTGCGTAATTCACCAATAGCGCAGACAATGCGCTCACAGTCGCCCTCACTCATTTCCTCCAGTTTCAGCACAGAGTGACGCTGTTTAAGCTGCGCATGAAAACAGATGGTCAGGCGCTCACGCTCCATCATATCGTTATAGAAATTGCAGGTGTCACGCCAGCGCGGCGCTGCAAGATGCTTACCGATAAGACCACGCAACCCAGCGGGCTGACTACGGACGGTTGCAACAGTCATAACTGTCATTTGAACCCCCTACGTAAAATGGAATTGACTGCAGGAAACCAGCGGCCAGCGCGACGGGTGCGGATGATAATGCCCTTGCGCCCTTTGCCGTGGGTGATAGTAGTATCAAGTGAGTGTGCCGCCTGATGGTTCCAGAGCAGCGGCGCAATAGAGATAGGCTGTAGCATAGTCATTACCTCGTTTAACGAACTGGTGAAGAAGGTTCACCGAGTCCAAGCCACTGCAACCAACCGTCGCGGATTTCTTTCGGGCGACTCTCGAAAGCCAATTTCATCCCCTCATTCCATGCAGGGAGGTAAACCCAGTATTCAGCGCGTGCCGTTGGCACCTCCGGGGTGCGCATTTCCACAACTGGCAGTTTGTTCTTATCAATCATGCCCTTTACCGCTTCAGGCGTTTTGCCGATGACCTTGGCAAATTCCTGATAGGGCAATGCGTCAGAAAGCCTTACTACTTGCTTTTCCATCTGGTAACCTCTCCGATTGTAGTAATCAGTTGCCTATAGGGGCTTATAGTCACCTATAGTGCTTTCGATACTACCAATGACAATTAATTACTACAATTTGCAAATAATCATGCAAAGGGAGTCCCATGTCAATAGACATAGCAGAGAAGTTAAAGCTGATTAGAGAGTCAGAAAGATTAAATAGAAAGGAATTCAGTGAGTTAACTGGAGTTCCTTATAGTTCACTATCCAGTTATGAGACGAGATCTAAAGGGATGGGACTAGATGCCGCGATGAAAATCCTGAGCCATCCACGGTTTGAAAAATATACTTTATGGTTTATGAGTGATCGAATTTCACCCGAATCCGGCCAAATAGCGCCGGCACTCGCACACTTTGGGCAAGACGCAACAACCTCGCAGCACTCAGACCAAAAGACTGGCTAAACATTCACTTAAATTATCTATTCAATAATTTTCGTGTAAAAGCCAGTTACATTCATGAAAGTAAAATCTTCCTCGGAGGGCTTCGCGATGGCGATTAAGAAGCTCGAAGATGGTCGATATGAAGTGGACATAAGGCCGAACGGGCGCAACGGAAAGCGTATCCGTCGGAGATTTGACAAGAAGCACGAAGCACAAGCTTTTGAGAAGTACACGCTTGTGAACTATCACGACAAGGGGTGGCTAGCAAAACCAACAGATAAGCGGTCTTTATCTGAGCTAATTGAGCTTTGGTGGGTGTATCACGGTAAGACCATAGATCATGGCCAGTCTTATCGTTACAAACTCAACAAGATCAACCGGAGTATGGACTACCCTGCGGCGTTCCAAATAGATAAAAGGCGTCTTGCTAACTATCGGGTATTGAGACTGAGCGAGGGTGACCAGGCTTCTACGCTTAACCGTAATCTTGTTGTTCTATCGGGGATGTTCACCTTCCTGATTGAGGCAGGCTTGTACCACGGCGTTCACCCATTGCGCGGGATAAACAAACTCAAGGAAGCCCCGACGTCTATGGGATTTCTTTTACAACCCGAGATCGAACACCTGCTTGCAAGCGCGGAAGGTGATAACTACAAAATTGCAGTCTTGTGTTTAAGCACCGGCGCACGATGGGGAGAGGCTAGCCAATTACGTGTTGAAAACGTCATCGGCGGCAAAGTGACTTTTGTACATACCAAAACCGGTAAAAGGCGTTCTGTGCCAGTTTCTGAGGATGTTAGAGAGGCCCTGTTCACTCGAGAAACAGGCAAGCTATTCCCAGATGCAAGTTATGACGCTTTCCGCACGCTGATTAGGACGATAAAGCCAGATTTACCGAAAGGACAAGCGACGCATGTTTTGCGTCACACGTTCGCAACGCACTTCATGATGAACGGAGGGAATATTGTGACTCTGCAACGCATTTTGGGCCATGCCAAAATCACTCAGACAATGACATATGCACACTTTTCGCCGGACTTCCTGAACGATGCTATTTCGTTCAACCCATTGCAGGGCAAAGTCGCCGTTTAGCGTCCACATACTGTCCACACTTGAGTTGTTTTTGACGGCTTACAGATATCTGTAATGCTGATAAAACATAGAGTTAATGTCAGAAGGCAGGGCCAGCCTACCGTAAAAAGGGCCTCGAACGAGGCCCTTTCGGATTTACTTGTTGGCGTCCGGATGTTCCGGTACGGCGGCGCTGCCCATCTCCTTCTCATCGCGGATCATTGAGCGGTCTTTACGCACGCTGGCCACGTCTGAGGCGTCGATTGGCTTGGCGCTGTTGCCCCAGCTTGAACGGATGAAGTTCACCACATCCGCTACCTGCTGGTCGTTCAGACGCCAGCCGAACGGCGGCATGGTGATGTTGGAAACCGCCCCTTTCACCGCCGGCGTGGTGTTACCTGTCAGCACGATATGAATCAGCGAAGTCGCGTCTTCGGTCTGTACCACCGGATTTCCCTTCAGCGCCGGGAAGGCGCGTTTATAGCCTACGCCATCGGTGCGGTGGCAGGCCGCGCAGTTATCGACGTACAGCGCCGCTCCGGGCTTGCTGTCGTTACCGCGCCACAGATCCTTGGCGACGCTGTCTTCGACCGGTGCCGCCTGCTGCTTGCCGTCTTTCGGCGGCAGCGTTTTCAGATAGCGCGAGATCGCCGTCAGATCCTCATCGCTGAGATACTGCAGGCTGTGCTCTACCACGTCGCTCATGCCACCAAACACGATAGACTTGTCGTTGCGTCCGGTTTTCAGGAACTCCGTCAGTTCGGCTTCGCTCCAGGTCCCCAACCCATCCTTGTTGTCACCGCGCAGGCTGGAAGCCACCCAACCGTCGATCGGCGCATTGCTGCCGGACAGATAGGTGTCGCCGTCGTTATTGCTCAGCGCTTTTTCCTGCATGGTAAGGCTACGTGGCGTATGGCAGGCGCCACAGTGACCCAGCCCTTCCACCAGATAGCGACCGCGTTCAATCACCGGATCCGCCTTGGTGTCAGCCACAAAGTCGGCCGGTGAAGGCGCAAACATGCCGCGCCAGATGCTCAACGGCCAACGCATCGACAGCGGCCAAGGAATGTCGGAATCCTTGTTGGCCTGCTCCACCGGTTGCACACCGTGCATGAAATAGGCGTACATGGCGCGCATGTCATCCTCTTTCACCAAGGCAAACGACGGATACGGCATCGCCGGGTACAGGGTGCTGCCGTTTTTGGCGACGCCTTTGCGTACCGCATTGTCGAAGTCTTCGAAGCTGTAATCACCGATACCGGTTTTCTTGTCCGGCGAAATATTGGTGGAGTAGATGGTGCCGATCGGCGTTTCCATCGCCAGACCGCCTGCAAACTCTTTACCGCTTTTGCCGTTAGTGTGGCAGGCCACGCAGTCACCGGCGCGCGCCAAATACTCGCCGCGTTTGATCAGCTCGCTGCTGACCGTGGCGTCCTGCGCCCATACGGAAAAACTCAGTGCACTGAGAACCAGTGCGGGAACAAATGCTTTCATCAGTCGCCGTCCTTATGCCTGCACCAAAGGGCCTGGGTTTTTCAGATACTGCTCGCGAATGGCGCGGGCAGACCAGTAAGCCAACGCGGCCACGGTGCCGGTCGGGTTGTAACCCAGCCCCTGAGGGAAGGCCGACGCGCCGATCGAGAATACGTTATGCACGTCCCAGCTTTGCAGATAGCGGTTCACCGCGCTGGTTTTCGGATCTTCCCCCATCACCGCCCCGCCGTTCATATGGGTGGTCTGGTAGCTGGTGGTATCAAAGTGGCTATTGGCGTTTTTCGGGCTGCCGGCGATCAGTTTAGGGTTCATGGCCTTGGCGATAGGTGCCATTTTGTCGTACATGAACTGCGACATCTTGACGTCATTTTCCTGCCAGTCGAACGTCATGCGCAGCAAGGGCTGGCCGAAGACGTTCTTGTAGTTGGGATCGAGGTCCAGATAGTTGCTGCGGTACGACTGATGCGCACCGTGCGCATCCATCGATACATGGTGGGTATAAGCATCGGCCACTGCCGCTTTCCACTTGCTACCCCAGGCTGGCGTTCCTGGCGGCGTTGGCAAGCCGGAAATAGGCTTGGTCCCCGCCTGGTTGACCCAGAACGGCGAACCGCCGACGAAGCCTTCTTTGGCATGATCAAAGTTATCGGCGTTGAAGTCGTCAACACCGACACCGTTACCGCCGGCCCCGATGAACGGGTTGGTGTATACGTCCTTGTCGAAGAACGCCTTGATGGTGGTCATGTTCTGATAGGCGAAGTTACGCCCTACCACACCTTCGCCGGTCACCGGATCGTAAGGTTTACCGATGCCGGACAGCAGCATCAG